GCACAGGAGGAAATCATGACAACAGCCAGTTCAGCAGGTATGCCGCAAAGATGGCGGCTGCTGCGGCTGCGAACGCGGGAACGAGCGGCTGCTGGTGGTTGGTGCTCATGCGGCCACCTGCCGACAGAACACGCACAGCGGGTCCGCCTTGACTTTTTTTTCATCCTCGATTACCGACAGCCAATCGGTATCTTCGTGCATCGTGCGGTTGCACTCAGGGCACTGCCAGACGATCTGCAGTCGCCCGTCCTCTACTTCGAGGCGCCCGCGCAGATCAGCGCCGGCAATGCCAACATCGCCGTGCGGGACATCGCATTCCGGGCAGGTCGCGCATGCGGTGCCTCGAGCAACGGGTCTGCCAAGACCGTCCCGGTCTGGTTGTCCTGCGTACTGCATGCAGGATGCGCGACGGAAGGCGGTGATCATGCGGCAACCCGCTCGCTGGAGTTCCGCAGCACGGCCCAGTCCACATCAGGCCGGATGTCCTCGCAGCGAACGGCGCCTTTGGTGGCGCGCTCGATAGATGGGCAATGCGCTGCCGGCACGTTCCCGCGCAGCGTCCAGTTGCAAACCGTTTGCACGGACCTTCCGATAGACCTTGCCAAAGCAGCCGGGCCGCCGGAGATTTCAATTGCTCGTGTAAGTGCGTTCATGAGCCAATGATACACACGTGGGGATTGAAAAGTCAACACGTGGGATAGGCGGGCACAACGTTCGGGAGCCACGTGATAGCAGTATCAGCGCGGGCCGTGACCGCCAACAAATAGCGCCACTTTCCGCAGATTCCGCGCCAGTGTTCCGCGTTTCGCACTCGCGGAATTTTTTTGTGCCTACGCTCCCCACGTGTTGACAATCCTCAACACGTGTGTAGAATACATCCATCGGTTCCCAGTGCATCCCACCCGACTCCCGGCCCCGGCGGTTTGAGCCTTGCCCGTCCGGACACAAGGCTAAGGGCACGACATCACCCTGGCCTGCTGCGGAACCGAGACTCGCAAGCCGCTTCACGCGCAGCCCCGCCGAGCTGTACCGCCAACAGAAGAGCGTTGTGCCGTGCATAAGAGAAGGCGAGGCGGCTTCCGAGTCACTGGCCACCGCGATCGACGGCGGATATCAGGTCGAGCAACTAAGGAAGCTGGCGCTGGGGCGGGAATCCCGGCCAGTGACACCACATCAACCAAGGAGGAAAAGATGCTGGAGTACGTTTTTTTGGTGCTGTCCGTTCCGGCAGCGTTGCTGATCGCTCAGTGCATCGGCGCAATGAGCGACGAAGAAGAGGCGGACCACGACGTGTGGCGCGCTCGGTGGCGGAGATGAAGGCCATGAATGAGCGCGCCATTGAAGTGCTGCGCGCCATCGTCGCAGAGGCCGCAGGACACGAACCGGCGTTCAGCGCCGACTCATATTTGCCTCCGCATCTGATCCACGATGCGAGGAAGGTGATTGATGATCACGAGCGTTTCCACGAGCAGGCCATCGCTCGCCGTCAGCAGGAAGCAACAGAAGTTCAGCCGGAGAAAGCGTACCGGCTTGAGCACGGCATCAGGATTGCCGAAGACCATTATCTGGGGTGCCGCTGATGAATCCGCCGCTAGCCCTGCTGGTAATCATTCTGGCGTTCGGCGTAGTCGGGCGCATTGACTACGAGTGCGCTCAGATGTCTGCGCACCCAGCAACCACTTACGCGAGCACCCACAATGCAAGCAAATAAGTTCACCGAATTCGGCGTCGGAGACGCGCCGACCTGGCCAGCCTACGCCAGCCACCCGCTTGACCCGCGCGCGCCAATGGACGACGACGAGGACCCAACGCTCGATGTCATCAGCGACGTCCGCAGCTTCCTGGCCACGGCGGAAGTAGCCGCCAGCAAGGGAGACCTGGCCAAAGCCCGTCAGGCACTGATCGAGGCGCGCCTGTCGTTGGAAGAGCTTGTCGGGGTGGAGCAATGACCCAACACGACCGCACAGCATTCATTGGCGGCAGCGACGTTTCCGCCATCCTTGGCGTATCGCCATGGAAAAGCCCCTTCCAACTCTATCAAGAGAAGATCGGAGACTTCTTCGAGGAAGTTACCAAATCCAAGCAAAGGCTGTTTGATCGCGGCCACCGCTGGGAGCCGGTTGTTGTCGAGATGCTCGTCGACGAACTGCTGGACCGCGGGCACGACGTGCAGATCATCGACCGCAACGCGCGATACCAGGACCCCGAATTCCCGTTCCTTGCCTGCGAGCTTGACTTGGAACTGCTCATCGACGGCGAGGAGCACAACGCGGAAATCAAGACCGTCAGCCCGTTCGCCGCCAAGGCCTGGGGAGAGCAGGACACAGACGAGATCCCGCTCTACTACTCCGCCCAGGTCATGCACGGCCTGATGGTCAAGCCGCGCAAGCGGGCCATCGTAGCGGCTTTGATTGGCGTCGACGACCTGCGCCTGCATCAGATCGAGCGAGACGAGGAAACCATCGCCGCCATACGGGCAAAGGAGGTTGAATTCTGGCGCCGGGTTCAGGAGCGCGACGCGCCGGAGCCGACAACGGCCGGTGACGTGAAATGGCTCTACGCCAGGGATGGCGGGATTGTCATGGAGGCGGACGAAGAACTGGTCCGGCTGTGCGAAGAGATAAGGCAGGGAAAGGACATCGCAAAGCAATGTGACGCGCGAATCGAGACGCTATCCACGAGCCTCAAGTGCGCCATGGGCCACGCCTCGACGCTGGTTTATCAGGGGCAGAGGCTGGCCACGTGGAAGAGCAACAAGGATTCCGTCAAGACGGACTGGCAGGCCGCATACCTGGACCTCGGGCCAACCAATGAGCACACCAAGAAGTTCACCAAAACGGTGGCCGGAGCCCGGCCGCTACTCATCAAGTGATGGGCGCGACCATGTGGGCATCTATTTATGGATTCGTTGGAAAGTACGAAGTCAGCAACGAAGGTTTGGTGCGCAACGCTCAAACGCTGCGCGTGCTCAAACCAAAGACTGCTGGTGCTGGCTATCAGCAAGTCTGTCTAGGCGCCGGCAATTATCGCTATGTCCATCGCTTGGTAGCACAGACATTCATCGAGAATCCACTTGGATTGCCACAGGTTAATCACCTAGATGGGGATAAGAAAAACAACTCTGATTCCAATCTCTCCTGGTGTAGTGCAAGAGAAAACTCAATGCACGCCTACAACTCCGGTCTCCTAGACGGAACCATATGCAAGAACCCGCAGCGCGGCGGTTTTCATTACCGAGCGCGCCCCGTCGTGATGTTGAGCGACAGCGGTCATATACAGGTCACGTATCACACGATCAGCAGCGCCGCCAACGAAACCGGGATTGACTACTCGACGATTCACGGAGCGTTGCATGGGAAGTTTAAACAGGCCGGCGGATGGCGCTGGCAATTTGCCAACTAGAGGAATTGATAATCATGACTACAGCAGATCTCAAATCGGTTGCTACCGGAGAAAAAAAGCAGTCTCCAGTCGCGGCATTCAGCAACTTCATGGACAAACTCAAGCCGCAGATGGCGCTTGCCCTGCCGAAGCACCTGACCGCAGACCGCATGACGCGCCTCGCCTTGACCGCATTCAGCACCAGCGAGCCCTTGCAGCGCTGCACGACGAAGAGCATCGCCGCCAGCATCATGACCGCCGGCCAGCTTGGCCTTGAGCCCGGAGTGAATGGGGCTGGCTTCCTCGTCCCCTACGGAACGACCTGCACGTTTGTTCCTGGCTGGAAGGGTCTTGTCGACCTGGTGTCTCGCAGTGGTCGTGGAACGGCGTTCACCGGCGTGATCTTCAAGGATCAGGAATACACCTTCATTGACGGCGCGAAGCGAGACCTGATCATCCACAACGAAACCGACCTGGACGACCCGGAAGACATCACCCATGCCTACGCAATCGGATGGGTGAAAGACGCGACGATGCCCATCATCGAACTGTGGCGCGTCAGCAAGATCAAGAAGCACCGCGACAAGTACAACAAACAAGGCCAGAAGCATTACAGCTTCCGCGATTGGGAGATGTACGCCCGCAAAGTTCCGTTGCTGCAAGTCATCAAGTACATGCCGTGCAGCATCGAGGTCGCCAATGCTGTAGCCCTGTCGGAAGCCGCCGACCGCGGGCGCGGGGCAGTGATCGAGGGCGGGTTCGTGGTCGAGGAAGACGCTCCAGAAGGAGTCGACAAGCAAACCGGCGAAATCCCCCCGCAACTCGACCACAAGCAACCCGTCACCATCCCGCAGCAGTCCGCCCAGACAGCCGCCGCCGACCAGTGGCGCCCCGACCCCGAAGAAGAAGCCGCCATCCGCGCAGCAGAGCTTGCCGAGTCGCAGCGTGCCGCACAGCCAGCACCGCGCCAGCGCCGTGAGCGCGGCGGGCTTGGGCTGGAGTAATCGATGAAAATCACCGCCATCAAGACCTCCAACTTCATCGGCGCCCGCGACGTCGACGTGAAACTCGCCAAGCCAATTTGCCTGTTCGCCGGCAAGAACTTCTCCGGCAAGTCCTCTCTGCAGGAGGCCGTGCGCATGGCTCTCACCGGCGAAAGCGTCCGCGTGTCGCTCAAGAAGGAATACGGCCGCCTGATCACCGAAGGCCAGACCGTGGGATACGCCGTCGTCGAGCACGACGGTCAGCAGTCCGCCATCACGCTGCCAAACGGCGCCCACGAGCACACCGGGAACGATCGCCTG